TGCTAAAGCAGCTTGTCTACCTGCAATACTAGTAGTAGTAGGGGCTGTTTTAGTTGATCTATCTGTTTGTGCAAACTCAGTAACTTCTTTTTGCAATAATAAAGATTCCTCAGCATTACCTTTTTGCATACCTATTGTGTAGGCTACTGCTTGCTGCACAGTAGCCTGCATTGCTGTTAAGTATACTGTTGCGTAATCACTACCAGTAATTCGACCTAGGTTAAACTGGGCAGCCATATGAGCATTAACAGTTTCCATCATATCATCGAATACACCAGTGCCTGTTACTACATTACTAGCATCTGTAGCAACACCAGCAGTTAAATTAGCAATAGTAATAGCCATTAGTTAACTCCTACATTAAAACCTGCAGCTTGTTGAGATGCGGCAAGTTGTTCCATTTCGTCTTGTGTTAAAGGAGGTAGAGTTCGTACATTAAACTTTTTAGTTACATACGGCTCTAGAACTTTCTCGCCTTTAGCATTAGTAACAGTTTTAAATTTTTGCATTTCAGCATGTTCAATTTGGCGAAGAATAATTTCTGGGACATGCCAGCCTTCCTCATTATTAAAAGGTACAAACTTTTTAATCATTTCACCATTATTAATTCCCGACATACCTACAGTAAAAATAAGCCCTGGATGATTAACCATAAGTGGATCGTTAGGAGTAACCACTACACGAGTAAGTACCATAGCTTGTTGGTCTTTTGTCATAGTATCTCTTTCTTTTATAAACTTTGCTTTTGCAGCTCTGGATGCTTTAGTAGATCCAGGAAGAGAACCGGGAGGAAGATCGGAAGTATCTTGTTTGTACTCTTTAGTTCTAACCTCAGCTAGAGTAGAAGCAAGCTTCTTTGTTCCAGTTTTATGATGTAATGTAACCCCGTTATCTGTTAATTCCTGTCGGATTTCATCATCTGTCATTGAGTTAATGGGAACTGCTGCTGTGGTATCTTCCATTCTTTTCTCCTAGTTTTATTTAAAAAGTGTCCCCCGAGCCCTAAAGGGCTCGGAGGGACGGTTAAACTATACTAATTATACTGCTGTTTTACATGTCCAAATAATACCAAGACGCTCTGGACGAAGTGCCATAAAACCGTAATACCATTTGATGGAGTAGAACCCTACCTCACCATATGGATCTTCCAAAGAAGCAATTTCTTTACCAGGCTTCTTATGGTTAACGGAAAATTTAACACTCTTTCCATCAGTCTGGAAACCGATAGTAGTGAAAGCACCATCACCAACAACCAACATTGGGAAGATATCTGCACCGCCTTTACCGCTAACTCCTGCGGTATTAGCAGCAGTTGCTCCACCACCTCGGTCATGTTGCATTTCTGGAACTACAACCATGCGGAATTGATCAACAGTACCAATTTCACCATGTACAGTATTAGTAGCATCAGCGTATTTTTCTACGCTAACAAAGCCGGAACCTACAGTTGAACCTGTAATATCAGTCATTTTTCGTACTACAGGAATCAATTCAGATCCTATATACATGATACGTCCACCGTTAACGGTTTTAGTATCAATCATACGAGAACCACTGATAACTTTCGTTTGCTTAGGAGTTTTGTTGTCATCCAAAGCAATAGAAAGATTCATTAAATCTTCATAAACAACAACTTCATCAACAGCCAATTTTAATGCTGTTCGAGCAGCACCTGCAGCAACTGTTGAACCAGCAAGAGCAGGCACTGCTGCTGAAGCAGTACCAGAACAGAAGTAAGCAGTACCGTCAGAAGTTGCGGTAGTAATTAGATCTTTCTGAAGCTCAGCTTCAGTGATCTCATTAGCACCAACAAGGGCTTCCTCAACAATATGAGATAACAATTCTGAATCAGAATCGAAATCCATTGATTCTTGAGTGTACTCAGTAAAAAAACCACGTTTAAGCAATTCACCTTCAACTTGAGTACGTGTGAAACCAACTCGGTTAACCCGACCGCCGTTCTCACGGAGAGATGGGATTTTATTTAAAATAGCACCAGTATCTTTAGATGAACCATAAAGATTCTGATCATCTTGTGCAACATCTACTGCATTAGTTACTGCTATAGCATTTGCTTCACTGCTTTCACCACCAGCTGCAGAAACTACTGCACCAGCAGCATCCCAAGCATGCCATTTAGTCTGTACTTGAACAGCTTCAAGAGCATCAATTCCTTGAGCTCCTGTATTAGCTACATCAATCATTGGAACATAAACATCTTGTTTAATCTTCTTACCCATATGCTTAGGCATCGCTCGTACATCAGCCAAAGGCATGAAATACTGGTGATCCCGAACAGCAATAAGGGCTTTTTTGAAATAATAATCCATTACAGCCTGCTTACCTATACTGGAAGCTGTTCCAGCAGGGGTAGCATTCTGGCTAGGAGTATTATATAAAGTTTCGTTAGCCATTTTAGTGTCCTGTTTAAATAGTAATTAATTACCGGACAGCATACTTCTTCATAAAATCGTCATCTGATAATCCTAAAAAATTATCATCAGTTGAAGCTTTTTTTGTAGTAGTCTGCTTGACCGGTGCTACAGCCTTTCGTTTTTTATCACGATCAGCATTAGCTTTTTCGTCAGTTTTACTTGATACTTCGGATGTTCCTGGCTTATTACCATTCTGATCTTGAAGAAGACCATTTTTATGCATGCTCTCAGCAATTTGGCGATATGCTTCTACATCAGGAATACCAGCTAGTTTACCTAACGCTTTTTCCTGTTGTAGCATTGCATTAACCTTATCAAACACACCGTTACCCATATGAGTATTAACAATACTAATGATTTCAGGATTTTCTGAGATAGTTGATTTACTTTGAGTATCCCACTCCTTAGTCATAACGTTAATAGTCCTATTAAAAGTATCAGTATCTTTAATTTCATCAAGTATTGCATCTAAATTGTATTCTTTATCAGTAACTGTATAGTTAGTTGGCTGATAATCCGTAGGTACATCCTTGTCAATATCTAAAGGATCTACATCACTTTCTTGAACAAGCTTGGCGATAGCTTTAGGGTCCTTTTTGGATAAGTCAATTAGATTATGTAATTTCGCTTCATCAAGAAGCTCATTTTTCTCTAACATCTTAATTAACTTCAGATTAGGCTTTAACTGAGCCATCTTCTTCTGATAATTAGCACCCATCTGCATTAGACGGACGATATCCTCAGGGTCCTTAACCTGCATATCAACGCCATTGGCCTTGAAAGGTTCAGACACCTTTTTATAAGCACTTTCGTAATCAAACTCTGTAGTTTCTGGAGTATCCTCCTTTGTGTCAGTCGAGTCTTTCTTACTAGTATCAAGAGATTCTGTCGTATCACTATCAGTGGAAGTTTCAGGCTCCGTCTGGGTATCCCCTTCAGGTTGGCTTACTTCTTCTGTAACAGTTTCACTTTCAGTTTGCTCTTGTGCTTCACTTACCTCTTCTTTGGAGGTAGCAACCTTATCCTCATCAGTTTGATCTGATGATTTAATTTCTTGATCAGCTGATTCTTCTGTATCTGAAGTAGCTTCTTCAGCTAATAATTCAGCAGGATCTTTCTCTAAAAATTCTGCGTCAGATAAGCCTAAGGAAGTTTGAGTCATACTTTAACCTCCTCAGCTAAAATTTCTTCACGAGTTTGTTCATGCTCCCCTACAGCTTGATCCATTTCCGCACCACGCCTCATAACAGATTCAATAAAATTAGCTAAAGCTCCAATACCATACTGCATATTATCAATTATTTGTATTTGTTCAGGATTAAGAGAAGCACTCTTAGCCATAACTAATCTAGCCGCTTCTTCTTTAAAATATCCTTCAGTAATAACATCTCTAAATGGTTCACTAGATGTTAATTTAACACAAGTGTCTCGCATTTTTCGTAATCTATTAGCCAGTTCAATTTGAATATCAACTTGTTCTAGATCTGTCATACAGCTCCTTATTGTTTAGTTAATGAATCGAATGCAGCTTTATCAAGATTAGCTAATCTATCATGCTCTTTACTCTCCATGTTTTGAGCATGTTTCCTATCATCTGATTCTGCATCCCGTGCGCTAGATACTCCAGACTCTTTCTCAACAAAGTCTAAATCTTTATTATCAGAATCACTATGCATTCCTCTTGCTTTAGCTTGCTCTGTTTGAGTTTTCGCAGTTTTAAGCTGTACATCCACTGCATTCTCTTGACCCTTAGCAGTTTCGTTAGCAACTTGTGCTTCTAATAAGGCAAGTTCTAATTGTGCTTTTTGTTGTGCCATAGGATCTGGTTGAGGTTGATATTCCGCAATCCGTTTAGCTAAATCAGGCATTTTACGTAATTTAGCAATGTCAGCTAAAATCATCTGACTCATTTCCGGAGGCATAGTATTACCCATAGTTTGTAACATAAATGCTAGTTCACTACCTTTTTGTTCATCAGCTTCAGCAGTAGAAATATTAAGCTTGATATCATATTTCCCCCCTAAATCATTACGATTAATAGCAACAAACTCTTCATTAGTAATACGAATAATTTCTTCATCTTCTAAGAATTCTGAATTCATAGAAATAACTTTACGACCAATTTGATTCAATCCATTTGAAAGTCTACGCAAAATACCTAATTCACGTTTAGATGTAGCATCAAGCGCTGATCTAATACCAGTGGCGGTAGCTCCTAATGCTTGACCTGAAATACCTTGAGTAAATGCTTTAACACCTGTTAATGCTTCAGCATCGTTATTCTGCATGTTTAATACTTCAAGAGCAGAACGTGGAATCTCAGGATACACTTCCATATGAAATGCTTGCCTAGGATCTACATTAGCATTAAACTTATAATCTTCACCCCGTTCAAATTTACGAGCATTAGTTACATCAAGAGCATCTTTTCTAATACCTTGTTGCCCACTAGCGCTGCGCCCAATAATATCGATAATGCCACGAGTAACAGCACCCACGATTTTTTGATTATCTTCGATAAGAGCAGCATCTGGTTCTCCATAAATATTTTTACGTCTAGGTAAGTATTGTACTAATACAAAAGGTAGTTTTTTATCTGGATAAGGGTTCTCTTCCATTCTAATAAAAGTACTGCCTACCCAAGTAGCTACGAAAGGTTTAACCTCTCCAGTATCATCAATATCCCAATACCCCCAGTATTCACGGGCAACAACTTTCTTACGGGCTTTATCTTGAAATGTAAACGCATCATCATCTGAATTAACTGCATGATCAGGTTCAGCTAATACTGATTTACTTTCAAAATTAATATCATCAAGATTTTCATACCGTCCATCTTTTTTAAGTTCTGATAAAGAAGTTTCAAAACTATAAATAGCAAAATTAGCCTTTTCTATATCACCTTCACAAGTAGGATCTAGTACTAAATTATTATAATCACATACTGTTAATACTGGTTGATTTTTAGTAGTAATAGTCTTTGTTCTTGCCTTTTCACCAGTTTTAACTTCTTGTTGTATAGGTTGTCCATCCGGACCTGCAACTACTTGTACTTCCATTATATCTTCATAAACTTTACGTTTATCTTGTTCAAATTCCCAACCAACACGTACAATAGCAGTTCCTTCATCAACAGCTGTACGAACATAATTATCAATAAAAGATACTTTATCCATACGACAGTTAAGTTGGTAGTTTAATAACATACCATTTTGTACGGCTGCATCTTTATCTTCAAATGTTTGAGGAGAGGTATTAAATAGATCGTCTGTGGATAGGAAAGGTTCTGATAAAGCAGCATAACGCCATTCTGCTTGTCTACGTGCTAATCTAGGTACTAATTTAGAACGTCCTCTTTTAGCATTAATAGTTTGATCACCATCAAGCACTCTTATCCAAGCATCAACTTCATCAACATGAACTTGATGAGCTACTTGAGCAGATTCATAATCTTGTTTAAGATCTGCAAGACTCGGAGGGTTTTCCCAATCTACTAAAGTAGAAGCATCAGTTTCAATTGTATCTAAATTAGGATCGTCTTCATGACTCATTTATCTCTCCCAGCTCTTGAACCGCTTCTTTATGTTTATCGTAGCTACTGTATTTCTTCTTAAGAAAATTATCAACCTTATATATCTTAAAGCCATCTATTGTATCATGATAATCTAAATAATTCTCAAACATAGAGCTTGTTACTCCTAAAGGTACAGAACAGTATATATCATCTGCTTGTACTATTTCAGATACAAAATATTTCCATACTTTAGCAAAGTTTAACTTAGCTGTCATATTAGGAGCAATAAATACTCCTGCTATCATATAACCATTTAAAGGTCTATTAAACCTATAAAATAAAGCCGACTCACCTTCTTGTATCATACTTGCATGTGTAAATATCATAAAATCTCCACTACAGCAGATGAAAATACGTTACCCATTCCAGCCCCTAAACTAAGAAACTTACCTGATTCTTCCTGTATGGCCAATGCTGTTTCTATAGCAGTAGACGCTCCCATAGTATGCCCAATGCGTAGTTTATAGTTAATTAGCTTAATATCTCCAAATTTGTCTTTAATTATTTTTTCCTCAATTCTATTATCTGCAGAAAACGTACTATGCATTTTAACAAAATTAATGTCATTAGTATTTACCATATTAATAACTTTTTTATATCCTTCTCCCGTATCTGATATACCTAATGGATTCGGGTGAGTTTCAGCAGCTATATGCATATCAGTAATTTTAGCTAATACTGAATGGCCACATAGTTCTGGTCTATTCTCAAATACTGATATATTACAACCGTGTCCTAATCTAAATTTAGTAATAGTTGGATCGTTTTCTTCGTCAACTAGTTTGCTTAAACCGTGTTCACCAAATATAGATAAGTATTCTTCTGAAAGAGCATTATCTGTAGCAATAACGACTACAGCATCTAATTGCTTTAAGATTAACATATTACGGGCAGTAGACCAAGCAGAGTGCCCACTAATGCAGCTAGAGCTATCTGTTGATAGATAATCAAAGGAACCTATTCTATTGGCAACATATCCAGCATGCACCATAGTCCCTCCTAATGGAGGCATTTTATGTTCTGGGTATTGATTTGTACGGGAAATATTTGATAAATATCCTGTCCAACTATTACCACCTGCAGCTAGTATTAATCCTACTTTACAATTATTTAATTGAGTTAATGATTGGATAAACTGATAAGTACCAAGAGCAGCTCCATGTTGTCCTTTTAAAACATAATTAATTAATTCTCCAGGCATTATTCTCATTCCTTGTTTAACTGCAAAACCTCCACCATTACCAACTTGATGAACATATTGTGGGTAAGGAATATGATCTAATAAAATTATATCCTCAGAATATACTGAATTAGTGTGAGTTAAGAACATGTTTAAAACATCCTTTTTGCAAATTCTGCTGCTTCGGCATATGAATAAGATCGGGTAGCTTCAGCTTTTACAAAGTCTTTTACTGCTCGTAGTGTAAAAATTCCTTTAGTTACAAATTCGTCAATTTTAGGTTCGGCAATCCCAAATAACTCAGATACCCATATAAAAAACATCAGCATTCCCATGCTATCATAACGCTCTATATGTAGATCTTCGTCTATACTTGTTATAGGGATATACTCTTCTCCTGGACCCATATCCATTTCGCATATTATATTAAATACAGAAATAAATTCTTCATCTGTAAAACCAAATTTATCTGAACTCATAATATTCTCCAGAATATTGTTACCCATTCATGTAATATATAGCAAAAACCTACAGCTAATACAAAAGGAATTAATATGTTATCCGAAATCAAAATATATAAACCAAACAAAAAAACTAACAAACTTGAACATCAAGAAACAATTTCAAAAGAAGAAGTAAAAATAATATATGACGAAAATTTAAATAAGAGCCAATCACACTATGCTACCAGAAAGCCACAATTTAAGGGTTCAGGAAAGACACCTCACCCTAATCATACTGGTAATACAGTCCCAGATAAGTATACACCTGGAGCTATACAAAAAACATGTATGATGTGTAAAAAGAAATACTATGCAACAAACAAAAGAAACACTAAATTTTGCAGTCAGAAATGTGGGAGGGATATGTCAAATGAATATAAAAAGGAGAGGGAATGCCAAAAAAATCACGGAATGACCATATTACAAAAATTAAGAAACAAAATCCTAAGGATGAAATAGGAACTAAAAAACCTAGATTTTACTCGGGATTACCTGCTAATGTAACTAAAGAAGTTAGTATTGGAATGATGGAAGGAGCTATAAAATATGGCCGTCATAACTATCGTATTACGGGAGTTCGTGCTAGTGTATATATAGATGCCACTATAGGTCATCTATTTGATTATTGGGAGGGTCAGGATATTGACCCAGATAGTAATTTACATCACATCACTAAAGCGATAGCATCTTTATATGTTCTGAGAGACGCTCAGATGAGAAATATGTGTGAAGATGATCGTCCACCTGAATCAGATGTTGAAGGGGATAAAATTAGACTACAAGCTGTTGTAGATGAATTATTTAATAAATACCCTAAGGAGATCAAATGACTAGAGAACACTTAACAAATACAGTAGCTAAGGCATTGAATACTACCCAAGTAATAGCCCAGGATATTGTATTAACTGTTTTGGATTCCATTAAACAAGGCATTATTAATGATGGAAAAGTAACTATTCGTGGTTTTGGGTGTTTTCATGCTAGAAACAAGGCCAAACGAGCTGGTCGTAACCCTAAAACAGGTGAACCAGCAGTTATTACAGCTAGAAGAGTTGTTAAGTTTAAAGCTTATGATCCATTCAAACAGCAAGTAAATCAATAAGATAGGAGATTCTAATGGATAAATTCTTACAAAGATTACAAAAAATTAAGCAAGCTTTTATTCAGTTTAGGCTTAATAAAAGACAAAAAGCATTGGAAGAATGGAATAAAGCACATCCAGAAGAATATGCTCTATGGATATCAGTAGGACGTCCTCAAGCAGTAGTCTATAGAACAAGGAGATAACATGGGAAACCTAACAGAGAATTTTGACAGAGAAGAGTATGCCTGTAAATGTGGATGCGGGAAAGATGATATTAAGGATGAACTAGCTGCCAAAGTACAGTTAGTTAGAACTGCCTTAAATAGATCAATTACTATAACTAGCGGGATTAGATGTGAGCACCATAACTATGATATAGCCGCTACTCCTACATCTAGTCATATAGGGGGTTGGGCAGCTGATATAAAGTATAGTGGCTCTGCTCAACGCTATGAGCTGTTAAATGCCATTATGCCGATATTTGACAGAGTAGGCATAGCTAAGACTTTTATACATGTAGATGTAGATGCTAATAAGACTGCTGGGGTAGTTTGGCTCTATTCTTAAGGAGGGATTATGATTGGAGAGTTATCTGGAGATACAGCAGATTTCTTAAATGAGATCCCCTGGTTTGACGGTATTATTTACATATTAATGCTAATGGGCTTATATGTGTTCTACAAGTGGGTAAATAGTAAATTCTAATGGATTCTTGACATAGCTGCAATATAGATAATACCCAATGCAGCACAAAGAATTACTGCACCTCCTATAATCCAGAGAAATATCTTCATTTCTTTTTCTTCTTTTTAGGTTTAGGAGGCCTGCCTCGTTTAGTTCCGTAAGTTCCTGTTCCTTGTTTACAAGATGCCATAGTATTATTCCTCGGTTGCCGTCAAGGTTTTATCGATTACTCTATCTGCTTTATCTTTCATTTTATCTATCATACTTTTATGCTCTTTACATACTTCTCTGTATATGTCATTGTTTCTACTGACTTTAGACAGATCTTCAGATACAATGTCTGGTGGACTACTTTCTAATAACCACTTCTTTGTATCATCATTAAGCTTAATCTCGTCATACCACAGACATTCTTTGGAATAGTAGTCATTATGGTCGTAAAACCCTAAAGCGAAATTAAATACAGGTGGTATTAATTCGACCAGAGGAAGACTACATCCCATCGAGAACATCAGGCATACCAGACCTATCCCGAACTTTTGCCTTAGCTGCATCGATTTCTTTTTCCACATCATTTTGAGCGGCCATTCCTTTTGGATGATTAATATTATTAAATACATTACCTGCTAACCAATTGAAAATAGGCCAAACAGTCCCAAGTATTGGGATTTTCTGGACAAATCTATCAGGTAAAGCACCAGTAACTGCTGTAAATACAAGCACTATTTGTCCTGCTATTGCAAACCATCCTTGTCCTTCAAATATCGCAGCTATATCCATAACTTATTCTCCTAAGTTTACTAGTGGAGGTTTAGGAAGTTCAACCTTGTACCAGTAATCTGGGTGCCTGACAAACCTCGGGCTACTCAAATCGTATACAGAATAGCAACGATTGTTTGGTGATCTAAATACCATCTCTTTAGCATGTCTAGGTCTAAATGAACAGGATACTGGAGTTGCACTATAGCTCACTTCTAATCCTGTCTCATAAGTAATCTGTATTTGTGTAGGAATTTGATTCACAGACCAATTAACCAATTTATGTGGTGATGGTATTACAAGCATGATCGTTATGATCAACTCATTCATTTTTTAACAGCAGGTTTCCCTCGGTCAGCGCCTATCTTCCAAGTAGCAGCACCACCTATACCTAACAA